TCTCTGCTTGCGTGCCATTACTTCTTTTTTTTCTTGGGCTTCTTCTTACCCATAGCCGACTGAGGCTTTTTAGGTCCGGTGTAACCAGGCATCAGGCGTCCTCCTTAGGTGCTTCTGTTTTAGCAGCTTTGCCTTTCGCCGCAGGTTTACGCGGAGGACAAGACGGTGCAGCCTCTTCCTGTTGCACCTTGAACTTGTACTTAGCTGGGAGAGCCATAAAAACCCTGCAGGGACAAATACAATCTACGCTTTCTTGGTCTCGTCAACAAACTTAAAGCCGTCTTTTTTCGCGAGCTTTTCGATGTAATCGAGCTCGCTGCGCTTTGCGCCTTTGACGTGCTGCTCCTTAGGGTCGCCGACACCAATCGGCTCGATGAATCGTTGGTCAGCCATCAGTCGAGTTGCACGAGAAAGATTTCATAGGCAAATAGACGTTCTTTCGTCATCTGAGCGTTGACCTCCTTGCGTTTAACCATGTCTACCCGATAGCGAACGCCGGAAGGCATAAGCACCTCCTCTTCGTTTGACATCGAGGACAGTTTCGTAATGTCGACTCCCTTCTTGTTTTTGACGCGGAAGGTCAGATGGTTGCCGCTGCCAATGGCAAACTCGTCGGCAATGCCCTTGTTCTTCGACCAACTCTCGAGAGCCCTTACCGACTTGCCCTCTGTAAGTGCCTCAAGGATCCTGTTCATGTCCTTTGTGCTTGCGTTGAGGCCTCGATAAACAACGCCGTTGAATTTAGGAGCTTTAGCGATATAGCTCTCAAGCAGCTCGATGTCCTTGTCGACCTTTTTGCTGCCCTTGTAGCGCCGCATCTGCGCCTTCTCGTAACGGGTTAGCGCAATGCCATCGGCCTCTGCTCGACGGAACTGCTCTGCCCTTGCGAACCGGAAACCCTCGACGGACCAATCCTCGATCGCCCCTAGCTCTTCCTTGCTTGGTTTTAGGAAGCCGGAGGCCGCAGGTGTCGGCTTCGGGGCAGGCTTTGGCTTTGGCTTTGGCTTTGGCTTTGGCTTTGGCTTTGCGTTGATCTTCGACACCGGGCCGTAAGCCTTTTTGAGGTCGTCGATCGTTTTCTCGCTGCCGTCTTCGCGGACAAACCTACGAATTGCCCCATCAGGGCCGTATTTCTTTGAAAGGGCTGTAAAGTACCCAACCTGCCCTTTGTCGCCTAGAACCTCCTCCTGCAGGGTTTTTGGTTGCCGCTTGAGCCAAGCTCCGTAAGTCTCACCGTCAGGAATGTTTTTGTCACTATTAGGGCGCCCAATCTTGCTTGGTGGTGGCGGGTTTAAGCCCAAACCCTTGTAATCAATAATTGGAACAGTTGTTGACCGGCAGTTAAAGTGTTGCGGGGGTATTGGCCCTTTGCCGTAGTCGTGTTCAGTGCCGTCAAGAGCACGGCAAATTGGCGAAGTGCGGCTGTCGAGCGTTGCGGTGTATCGATACTTTTTTGTGATGTCTTGATTGGCCTCGTAAGCCTTCATGCTTGCAGCGTTAGCGACCTGATTGATACTCGTCCTGACAACCGTTCGAATCTGATTGTTTGCTTTTACCGTGGACGCTCCTCCCGCGCGTAAAAGTTGCGAGATCGAGCCTGAGTCACCTTTTTGCAACCTGCCAATAAGTCGCCGTGTAATCGATTCTGTCGACTCGCCCGTAAGGAATCCATTCCGCACGGCCTGGCCAAACGCCGCAGCTTCACGCTCAGCCATGTTCTCGAACGAGCTTTTAAGCACCTGCCCGTTAGGCAGCGTCAAAGTCACACCATCAGCAATTGTTACCCGCACGGTTTCGCTCGCGCCGGTTACTGCCGCCTGCAGGTCATCGCTAAGAGAGATGATCCCGCCTTGCGTCGGGTCAAAGCTCGCGACGGCCTCTGCGAACCTAGGGCTGATCTTAACTGACTTGACCAAGTTTCGCGCTGATTCCGGCAAGGCCTCTCGCAATTGCTGCTCAACAAAACCCGCCTGCACCCCGGCAAGATCCTCAAGCTCTTCAATCGATAATGCCGTGCTGTTACCCGCCCATTGCGTTAGCCCCGTTTTTAGCTGCCCGAGAATAGCTGTAAGCCTTTGAGCCTTAACAGGAGCCGAAGCAGTATCAAGACCAGCAAGACGTTGGCAAGTATCCACAAGCAAATCGTTATATGACTGAATAATCCGCTTGGAAACGCCGTTGCTATATCGATTGAGATCGATTGCATTTCGATAAAGATCAGCTGGTGTTGTCATGTTGGTTCAAGGCCTAACTCGTCAGCTGGTGCAATACACAAAGTCGATACGTCTGCCCCATCGCGCAACGCAGTACCAACAGCAACAGTTAGCTGCTCAATGACGTTCACATCGTAGTTGTGAAGAGCCATTTCCGTAACTCCGCAGAGTCTGCCATCGCAAAACCAAGTAAATCTGACAACCGCAAAATACTGGCTATTTAGCTCATCTTGAGCAAAATACAGCACCTGCTTGCGTGGTGGCCTTGGCCTCTGCAGCTTGTCTAGCCAACTCATTATTCAGCATCCTCGACATCCTCCGCTTCTGGCATCGTGTTTTTTTCTGCTCGTTTTGGTGTTGGCTCTGGCTTGTTCATCTCTATCAACCCACCGCTTTGCGTAGCCTCTAATTCGTTCTCAACGTCAAAGTCATCGCCGAGCACTTCACCAGCCTCTAACTGCAACAGCAAAGTTTCCTGTGTGATGGTGCCAGCGGTGTAAAGCTGCAACAACGCTTGGATTTCTAAAGGCTCAAGCCTTGTTCCCATGAAATCACGGTTCACCAAACTGCTGCCAGCGTTTGCTTCTTGCATGTACTGAGCATGAAAACGCAAAGAATTGTCGATCATGTCTTGCATCTGCTGCGCCACGACCATCATCGTGCTGTCACCTTGACTGCGGTCAATGCGCTTGGCTTCTGCAGTTTCACCAACCAACTTGGAACCAAGCACAGCAGCCAAACCTAGTTCGTTGATTTGTATTGCAATTTGCTCAAGCCTGCGAAACTGTGCTTCATAACTGTTGCCTGCCGGTTCAATATATTGTGCAGAGGATCCCTCCGGCAATGCCATCGCTTCGCCTGGGCCTGCACTGATTTCTTCCGTAGCCTGCGGAAAGCCAAAGATTGCCAACATTGGAACCGCGCTGATATGCAACTGGTTGCTTAGGTCAGATTGCACCTGATAGTGCTGCAAATTTAATTCAGCAATATCTGCGAGAGGTGGGATTGATTCCAGCACTCCCATACGGTTTGAATAAGCGACACTGAACGGAATCTCACTCAAGCTTGTGCGGCCTTCATCAACAACTTTAAAATCACCTTGCTGATCTTTCTGATGAATTTCAAAAGCGCCAGGAGTTAAGACTCTGACTTGCTCAACTTGCTTTTCACCATACAAACCATCAGGCACAACAATCTTCTCCTGCAGCCTAAGTTGCGTTAATTCTTGCTTGCCATCTTTCAGCTCTGTGCGCCAGCCTAAAATATCTCTTGGCGTATAACTTACGTAATAAGGTCTACCGTTTTCGCCAGAAGCCGGAGCATCTACGAGGACGCCAACATGCGTTCCAACCTGATGTAATACGGTGCAAGGACTGACCGTTGCAACCTGTTGTCGTAAGCCTCGTCAAGCTCTCTAGGCTCTTGCGGAAGAAACTTGCGGTGCCCTTTGCGGATCCCGTATGTGCCTGTAAGCAACGTCTCAATCAAGCCCCAGTGGGGCTCCATGTTGACCCAAGACATGTTTGGATCGTTCACCTGAGTGACGTTGCTTATGCGTTGCCGCCCAGAAAAACCCGAATACACAGCTAAAACCCGCCTTGTGCTTGCAGTTTAGTAAAGCCTAATGCCAGTTCCTCTGCCTGCCCGTTCATGCAAAGGATTAAACGCCCCAAGGATTAGATAGCCAAGGCCGTCCGTCCAATGCTCAATGTTTGCCGATTTATCAATCACGTAATCCTCGGCACCTTGTTTGTAGGTGACATTCTTTAAGGCTTTGATTGTGTGCTTGCAGCGCGGATGCACAAACAATCGCAAACTTCCTTTAGCCGTACGGATCATCCAGTTTGTTGCGTTGATTTTGTCTTTAACAGACCAAGGGGCTTTCGGACTAATGCAGCTGAATCCAAAACGCCGAATGATGTCGTGATCCGTTCGACCTGCCGATGACGTCTTGCGAGCAGAGCCTGTTGGGTCGGGATAAGCAACAATTTGACGGTCAGGGAATCGCTGCTTAAGCAAAGCGCACACCTCGTCGGTGTTTGATTGCTTAACGGCGAGTTCATCCCATATATGCAGCGTGTCGCCAACTCTGCTGCCAAGAACGCCCGCCATGATGCTGACGTTGAAATCGGTGCCCCAATAGATCGGGCCGCCAATGTCCTTAACGTCTTGGCTGATGTTTTCGTCGTCAAATCCGGGATAGACCCGGCCTGACAGCGTCTCAAAGCTGGCTAAGTATTCTTGCCTAAAGGTCCGCTCATCAAGGGTGTTTCGAGCGGCTTCAATCTCTTCGGCTGCGACGTTTCCCCCTTGAATAGTTGTAAATGAAAAAGTGTCCCAGTCTTTTTGCTCCTGCGCTTGCTCCCATAAATCATGAAACCAATTAAGGCCTGCAGGGGTAGTGATAAACCAAGCAGGGCCGTTTTGGTCGGACAACGCAGGTCGCAAAACCATCTCCCAGGCTGTCTGTTTTACATACGCGGCTTCATCGATAACTAGGGCTGAAAGGCTTACGCCCCGCAAACTGTCCTCGTTATCTGCGCCACGCAGCGCAATTAAACTGCCGTTTGCAAACTCGATTGATAAATCCGACTCGTTCCGTTTTACGACTAATTCTTCAGGCGCCATCGTTTTTAGTTGCCGCCACGCAATCTGTTTCGCCATTCGGTAATTTGCGGTTACATACCAGCAAAGGCTTCCAGGTTTTTCCATCGCCCAACAAATCAGCCGGGTGATGCAAAGATAAGTTTTCCCGAAACGACGGCCGGAGCAAAGGAGCTTAAAACGTTTATCTGCCTCCCACACCTCGCGTTGAGGGCCCGTAAGAGCCTCAGCAAGCTCATCAACGTATCCCCGCAAGTCAGCTTCCGTAAAGGGCGCAGCGGACTCGATAGCGGAGAGGATCGAGCCCCCCGGAACTGACGCCAGGATGCTCATTCAAACAACCGCGCGACCTTCGCGGCTTGATTGACGCAACCTAGGGCGACGCTGAGGTTGCCGGTCTTTCGAGCCTCTTTTTGGATACTCGAAAGCTGCGCCAGGATCTCCGCAGTGAAGCTGCGCCGGTCGATCTCCCAGTCGGCGCGGATCAGCTCTCTCGCCTTCGCGATGTAGTTATCTGTCTGCCGATCCGAGACCCCCCACTCATTCGCAGAGTATTGAACGATCTCCGAGCGCACTGCCCCGTTCGCTAAAAGGCGGGCAACTCGGTTGACCCGCATATCGACTTCGATCTTCGTTGACTTAGACATCAGATCGGTTTCTCAAGGATGTAACCGGCGAAATCACCGAAACGGAACCACTGATAAGGGACGCCGGGGAGTTGAGCCAATGTTATGGGCCTTTGCACTCCCGCAAGAGATAATTCTTTCTCAATTATCTCCTGTGCGTTAACACCGGCCTCGTATTTTCCTGCGAGGGTTAAACGAGTCATCACGGTGCCGAAGTAACCGTGCGCGGTCTCGAGCTTGTCGAAGATGATGATTGCGCCGCCCGGTTTGCACTTATTAAGGAGCCTTCGAAGGTAGTCACGGCGCTTGCTCGGCTCGACGAACATCAACGTCAAGAACAAGATGCCTAGATCGAAGGGCTCGTATTCGTAGGACTCCGCCGGGGAGCAAACGAAGGCCCCCGGGGCGTTGTAGATCTTCCGCATCTCGTCGGAGGGATCAATGCCGACGAGTCGAGCGTCTCGAGCTTTCAGCGTCGCCTCGAGGTTGCGACCGATGTTGCCGGTAGCGCAACCGATGTCGTAGACCAGCCCGCCCTTAGGGATGTAATGCCGTGCGATGTGAGTGATCGCGGCGGTCGCTAAGTCATACCAGGGGAGCTGTTCGCGGACATGATTATCAAAGCCGGTTGCTATATCCGGCGTTTCAAATGTCCAACTAGCGGGTATCTCCACCAATTTTTGACAAAATTTCTTGCTCAATAGTTTTAGCAACCTGCGCCATCATTAGCGGAGGAACAGCACGACCGATACGTTCCCACTGTTGTGAAAACGTCCCGGTGAGGATGAAGTCGTCAGGAAAACCGCCGATTCTGCGAAGTTCCCCGAGGGTGAGGGTTCGTGGCTCTGCCCAGTGATAAAGCTGTTGCGTGCCCTGCGTAATAGTGTTTGCAGGTAAGCGGGGTGATTGCTTGCAGTGAGTAAGAAAGCTGTTTTTGCCAGTTAAGCGCCTGCAGGTATTCCCAAGCGTGTCGCCGGCTTTTGTCTGCGACCAGAATCGAAAAGTTTCAGTGTCTTCCTTAAGCCACTTCGCCTCTGTATCAGGCGGTGTAGGCACGAGGGCGTCGCCGACGTTATAGCTGTAGGAGAAAGGACTCGGATGAGCAGGCGGCAGATTCAGGTTATTTCTGACGCCAACGAAGATCGTGCGCTTACGCATCTGTGGGACACCGAGCCATCGGGCGTCGAGAACGCGGCAGGTGACGTTGTAACCGCAATCGCGAAGAGCCTGCAGAATCCGCTTGAAATAACCCTTAGCGGTGCCCTTGATTAAACCGCTTACGTTTTCGGCAACGAAGACTTTTGGCTGCACCCCCTCGAGAATACGGGCGTATTCATAGAAGAGGTCATCAACACGTTGCGCGCGGTCGGAATATGACTTGACCTTGCCCCAGTTTTTTTCGCGCGCGCCTGCCGTAGAGAACGCTGAGCAAGGCGGAGAGCCGTCAAGAATGTCTAGGTCGCCCTTAGCGACCCCGGCGCGTTGTAGGAGCTGCTCTGGCTTTAGCTGGCGTATGTCGGTGCCGTCGAGGTAGCTGTTGGGATGATTTGCCTTGTAGCAACGTTGCGCTTCAGCAACGAACTCGAGGGCGTAGGCGACCCTATAACCGGCCATCCTGTAGCCGAGACAAGAGCCCCCAGCACCCGAGAACGTAGAGGCGACGGTATAGCCGTTCCAAGGGAGAGCCGCGATGTCTGCCATCGACGGGACGACGTAAGGCGGTTTCATTTCTGCTTGCGCAACTGGTTGTAAGCCTTGATCGGCGACCGTGAGCCGGGGACTGCGGCCATCGCTACGGCACCTAACCGCTCTGCGATTTTTGAGTCACCAAGTTGCAGGTTGCTGTGCCTCGGCAGCTTGAATCGATCGAGTTCGGGATAGGCAGCCCTGATGGCCTCTTTCTGCCGGGGCTTGTTTAGCTCGTCCCAGGAACGACCGATGAATAGGTTGAAGATCCTGGAGTCGAAGTAGGGGTTGACGAGCGTGGCTTGATGCGAGGTACAGATCGCTCGAATACCGCGCTGCCCTGCTGCGTCCGGGTTCGAGAAATACTCCTGACGAAAGGCGTCGAACTTTTCTTGCGGGTAACGGCAATGAATCATCGCCTTTTTGGAAAGGCCGAAGTGGCCGTCATCGCATAAACCTGTAACAAGCGTATTTCCTATTACTCGTTGAGCGACATACAGAAACGGGAACGAGCATTCGATGCGGGCTTTTTTTGTCAAGCGGTATTGCCGGATGAGTCGCTTTATTGAGTTGAGGATCCGCTGCGGATTAGACGGCAGAGCGACCCTGTAGAACTCGCAGCTATAAAACCTGGCGAGCTGCTTTGCGAAGACGTAATCGGTTGACTCGAAATCGTCGAAGGTGAACGAGACGACTCGAGGTTGTTTGCCCGCCTCGACTGCGGACGCAAGAAGTGCGGCAGAAGAAATGCCCCCCGACGTAGCGACGAAAAGGCCGCTAGGCAGAGGGGCAAGGATGTCGAGGAACTCTTGCCTCAACGAACCGGGGCAACTTCGATGATCTCGGCGTCGTTCTTAGCAGCGAGCTGTTCGGCGAAGGCGCGGGCCTCGGCAGCGTCAGCAAAGCGTTTGCGCTTGGCTTCCTTCCAGGAGCACATGATCGGATCTTTGACGAAGGTAGCGACTGACCACTGAGGCTTGCGACGGTTGAAAGGGGGGATGAGGCGAATTTGCATTGGGAACGCTCCCGATTGCTGTATACGGATACATTAGGGCACGAGGGCCGAAAACGCCAGCTAAGACTTGCCGCTCCACTCGTAGCCGCAAGACGGGCAACGGTGCTCGGTTGTAATGTCGTCGTCTACCTCGTCGAAATCCTCAGGGGGGAGAGATTCAACATCGGCGTCAAGGATGCCGTTGAGGTCGTCTTGCGAGAAGAAAAGAGAAATGTCATGCTGCTCGCCTAAGCGATTAAGCATCTCCTGATCCCACTCCGAGAGATCAGCGGTGCGGTTATCGGCGAGGGCGAGGCCAACCTTTTGTTCTTCGGTTAGGCCGGTGCGCCGAACAGCAATCACTTCGTCGCCGTCGGTCTCGATGACGCGGATCCGATCAATGCCGGCCTCCTTCGCACCTTCAATAGTGCCATTGCCGGCGAGGATGCGATTGTCCTCATCGATAACGATTGATCGGGCAGCGCCGTATCGCTGCAGTGATTCTTTTATAAGCTCGGCTGATCGGTCGGTGCGTTTTCGCGCATTTTTGTGATCAGACTTCAGATCTTTGATCGATGTCACTGAGATTGTTTTTTAACGTCCAATAAGACATTAACTGATCAATTTTTGTTTGCACTCGCTCTGCTGAACTCACGCTGCCGATGTATTCGCCGACTTGAATTAGAAACTTGCCGTTTTGGAGTGGGCGGATTTTTGATTTCGGAATATGCGCGGAGTGTTTGCTGCTCATAATCGCTGATAGCGCGGATTTCGTTTTGATGCTGCGCGATGCGGAGGCGTTCGTCGAGGTTCATTCCGCAAAAACGAAATCGATGTCATCGGAATAATCCGGGTGTAAGGGGCTGACCTCTTCGTCGTACTTTCCGTCCACTACTTCGTACCTTTCAACCCAGCGCACGCCTCGTAGCTCAGGCCGCTCGTTTTGCACAAAAACGCGCATGAAAACATTCCCATTGCAAAGGGAAGTGATCCACGTCGGACCCTCTTTTCCTGAATCGACTAAATATGCACCCCAGCCAGCTCGGGTGGTCGCATAGGCCAGAACGTCGTAAATGCCATCGCCCCATTCTCGCTCGATCGTTCCGTCCTCCTCTAAACAGTTCCAGGCAGTCGCGACGTAGATGTATGCCTTAGACGCTGCAGGAACGACGTGGAACAAATCCTTGAAGGTTTGGTTACTCATATTTAGAGGGAGGCGGAGGGGGCTTGAAAAGGGGTGTCGGGGGTGAGTCGGCGTCTCGTCCCCCTAGAAGATCGAGGGCCGTCCGGCTTTTCCTGCGCAGCTCTGAACAGGTGTTGTATAGCTTTGGAGGCCCCGACAAGGGGCTAGTTCGTCCGGTTTAGGTACTCGAGCACCCAGAACCAGATTTCGGTTGGGGCGTACTGCCCGGGGACGTAGTAGGGGGTGCCGTCCTCCTGAATAGTTAAACGACCGTAATTGCCGGGAACAAGGGGCTCCTCGCTACGTATACGGGAAGGATAGCGCCGCATGACGCGATCGCGCTGCCGACGCATTTCGTTGCCGTCTTGCCGCCATAAGCGTTGCGCTTCGGCGCCATACCCGTAGTCGCGCCAATCCCGTTGAGCTTGGCTGCGGACGTAAGAACGCAGATCAGCAATCGTTTTCATCTGATCCCTCCTGCTCTTCTAAACGGCGCTGCTCTTCCTGCTCTTCTTTATCGCGCTGAGCTTCGCGCCACTCGTAAGCCCGAAGTGATTGTTCGTGAAAGTCGATCATTGAATTTGTAGGGCGAGACCCCGAAGGGAGGACATAGAGAGGGTGACGTCTGCGCCGCCTTCGAGTTTGAAGACGTAGTAACGACACTGGTCAGTGTCGTAATAGGCGCGGAGGAATCGGAAGCCGTTGGACTCGAGGATGCGAAGAGCTTGGCGAACGGTGATAGAGACGAGTTTGGTTTGCATGAAAGGAGGGGGCCGGGTGGCCCCTATCGTCAGATGCTGCCGAGAGTCTCCTGGTAGGCGATCCTGAGATCGCGGAGGTAGTCGTCGAAGTGATCGTCGATCCCGTCGAGATACATGTCGGCCTCTTCCTGAGTCATTAACTCTTCGAGTGCCGTGCGGATCTGAAGGGCGCGGTTGAACCGTTCGAGTGCGGTCATTTGATCTAGGGGGGTGGAGGACGTCAGGCGGCTCCCCGCCTGACTTGCCAATAATATCAGGGCGTATACGGAAACGCCAGAGATCAGACAGTCTGAGCGCAGGTAATGTCCACTGTTGCGTTTTCGAAGGGCTTAGCGGCCTCTAGGAACTTGACTGCTTCGCTGATAGAGCAGTTGGCAGGCCCGCCGCAGAACTCGACGGCGTAGCGGTAAGAGTCGCGCTCTGCAGTGCTTCCGACGAAGCGAGCGAGTATGCTCCGCTCCCAGGGCTGGTCAGCATTGCGGAGGTTGACGTGAAACTCAGTCATTTGCCTAAGGGTTGTGGGCGGCTCCCCGCCCGATGCCCCAATCATAACCCGCCGTATACGGAAGCGCCAGGGGCTAGGAAGTGATTTCCGTCACAACGGCGCAAACCAGGGATTCCACCTGCCTTCGCGGGATGTCGTAGTCGCGATTGACTTTGGCGATAGCGCGATCAATCGGCTCGCGCCCGACAGGAGGAGTAATTTGCGCCAAAACTTTTGGAGTTGATTCAGTAACAAAATGCTTAGGCGCAGCATCAACAGGCAGTTCAGCTTTAGAAAACACAAGTCGACGCAATAAACTGCTTCGGCTGCAATCTAGAAGTTTCGCTTGTTCATCTAAAAAATCCCTTTCTTTTTGAGTAATACACATTTTGACCGAAACTGTAGACATTAGAAATCGTAGGGATCGTTTTCATTCGCCGTCTCGACAAAATCTCGAGGGGCAGGGGCAGCCTCAACACGCTCAGGCGTAGCAACCTCTCGCAAGAGGTTGCGGTGCGGCTTCCCGCTAAGGATACGCATCGAAACGTCAGGATGCTTAGCGACTTCACGCAGCAAAATTTGCGTTGCGGGCGCGGGGCGGTCGAGGTCCTCAAGCCGCCATCGGCCAGTGTCAATTCCGTGCTGCAGGGTCTTTCGGATCGATTCGAGGTCGAAAGCAGCTTGCATTAAAGGCCTCCTTGCAAAAGCGGATTAGAGACGGGCGAGAGCGTCGGTGCCGCGCCTTGACTTTCGGTAAGGGTCGGGGCGTGAAAGCGATCGGCGTGACTCATCCGATGCGGCAAATCTTCCTTAACCCCCCATTCAAGAGCCGGGCGCCCGTTTCGCGTCCGGTAGACGTAGGACAAGAGCTGCTGATCTAAAGGCATCTCTTTATTTGGCGAAGGATCGAGCCGATACTGCGAGCAGGCATATGCCCACATCTGATCCGTCACGGCGTCCTTCACAGCCTGGGGAATCGTCAGGAATAAGAACCCGATCTCGTCGTCGGTGAGCTTCTTGGCGTAGGGAGTGATGGCCGCGACGGACTTGAGGCCGAGGCGAAAGGTAGCGGCTTGCATAGCAGAGTTTTGTGGGTTTGCAGGGCTGGTCCCACTTAAGGGGTCACTTACGGTCCCACTTAAAACAGGGACGCGGTATCCAAAGCCGACCACTGCTCATCTGTCCACTGACGCGGGGCAGAAGCGGTCTCAGCTCGTCGGCGGGGCTCAAAAACGTCGCCCCAACCGTTATTGATCGAGCTTTCGATTGACCGCTTGCGATCTTCAGGCGACCAGGCGCGAAGCTTGTTACATACGCGAGTAAAAACCCGCGCCGATCGCGTGCCTTTTTTACACGCCCAAAACTCAGCAAGCAGCTCTGCGCAGTCGGCTAGATCGGTCGGCACGGCTTCTTCCGGGAGGCGCTTAAGACGTAGCGGGTCTTTCTTTTCAGGAGGGGTTTCAGCGGTTTTGCCCCTATTAGGGGTTTTTGTTCCTGGGTTCTTGTTATTGGGTTCTTGTTTGTAGGTCGTTTTCGACCTAACCCCCCAGGTCGTTTCCGACCTAGGCCCTAGGTCGTTTTTGACCTGGGTCGTTTTTGACCTGGGTCGTATTCGACCTAGGTCGACTTTCCCAGGGTCTTCAGCAACAACTCTGTAAACGGTTGTTTGCCCGGCCCGATGCTCGGCCATAAGCCAGCCGGAATCTTTAAGCCACAACAAGGAACGTTGAACAACTTTGCGGCTTACACCGGTTTCACGTCGAATCGTCTCCAGTGACGTCCAGCAACCGTCAGACGAGCCAAAACCATGCCGATGAACGACCGCGTAAACAGCCCAAACGGCTGAGTCTTTAATGCTTTCCATTAAGGCGTACGGGACGATGGCGAAACCGGACGCGGTGACCTTTGATGGCATTGCTTGCTCGTTAGTCGCGCGGCAGCGGCTCGGGCTCTAGGGCGATAGCTCGCTGCAACAACAGGTTTACCCATCCTTGCGGACTGACGCCGATAGGTTTTTTTCTGTAGACCTCTTTGAGCACTCTCAAATCGACATATACGTATGGAAACGCGGGCTTTAGGGATTCAGGGCTTTCGTCTGTAGGCATGCTCGAGGTGGACGGCTTGCGCAACTTACCGATAATGGCCAGACCCGTATACAAGCCGTGGTCGAACCGCTACAAGAGATCGCAGGTCTGTCGTTTCACGAGGACCTTCACCGCTACCGTCTCCGCGGCGAGTGGCTCGCCGAATCGGTCTCAAGCGTAATCGGGTTCGACATGCACCCCCGACAACGAGCAAATATTGATAAAACGAAAGACGGCCCTGACGGTTGGGCTCTAAGAGGGAATACTTTGCACGCCTGGCTCGAGGGCTTTCTTAAAGGCAGCGAGCCTGCGATTGACGAGCGCTGGACGCCGTGGCTTGACCCGTTACGATCCGACCCCCTCTTCGAGGATTTTGAGTTGCTCGCTGTTGAATACAGGGTTTGCGATGCAAAACGATCGGTAGGGGGGTCGTTTGATTTTCTTATTCGCCTTCCTAGCGACGAACCCAAAAAAGACTGGCCGATTGTCCTCGGCGACTTAAAAACGGTAAGCACTCGCGCAGCCGTCGGGAGCCGTAAGCCAGCAACCGCGCAGCTCGGCGCTTATCTTTCGATGCTGCAACAACATCACCCGCGGTTGTGGGTTTCGGAATGCGTAACGGTTGTTGCCGGGCCGGAACGCTGCCGGGTTATTCGTCAAACGCCAGACGCTTGCGCTGCCGCCTGGGAGGACGCCTGGGGGCGCTTCGAATGCATACAGCCAGACTTCTAAAAATTGCGGACTAGAACCGGCTCGCGCACCTGACGCCCCTCACTCCTGATCCGCTGCAGGAGACTCTGTCGCACCGATTGAAAAAGTACAAATGAAGCGTAGCAGCGTTTAATCCCGGCAAAGGGTGGACAAACAGGGCTTACCCCCCTTAAATGCGTATACGGACGGCACACCCCTTCTACCCCCTCCGTTTTTTATGAAACTTACCCTTGAAGAATTTACTTCCCAAGACCCTTTAGTTAAAGAACTTACAGAGCATCACTCTGAACAACACACTAGCCTTAGAAGGCTACAGCGTGAACTTACTTTTGAATGCCGCAAAGTAAGCATGTTAATGCTTGCCTACGATATTGTTGTCAAACAAATGTTTTCGTTCGAAGAAGTCGTAGACACTGAAAAGATCGTAGAAAAAGTAACGGGCGAACCTGTTGACACTTGGGGATTTACCTTTGATATGTCCTCAGACACTGTACTAGAAGCCGCAGTAGAAAAATGTCGCGAGGTAGGAGTTTGCGATACAAAACTCAAGCGGCTACGCGAACAAGCACATCAAACTTGTCAGTCACTTATGTCTGCAAAAGCAAAAGCTAAAAAGCGTTTTGAAGAAATGCAAAAAGCAAGTGGCAAAGAGGTGGCAAGTGAATCTTAGTTCAACAAACGAAGCCGTTGTCTGGGCTGCTTTAATCAGCGTACTTTCAGCCGGTTTTTACTTCTGCTTAACGACCACTCTCGACGATTTAACTTTACGCGACTGCAACGCAGGCGTTCAATCAGCATGCAACTATCTAAAGCAATGAACAAATTTCAAGACGAACAAGGACGAGTTTGGCTTTGCACTCCAAACATGGCTAAACATTTAGGCGTTTCAGACGGAGGCTTAGCTGCCTACAAGCACAATGGCACGCTAAAACGTGGAGTTCACTGGGTACAACAAACAACAGGGCACCGGCGCGTTTTCTACAATAAAGACGTTGTAATGCAATGGTGGCGAGGAGAAATCGCTGACAAATTAAACATGAAACAAAACACCGAAAAAGGCTCGCAAGATACTGTCGACGCGAAACACCGCAACGTTTCTGTTTACTTGACGAAAGAGTTGCACGAACAACTTCTCGCGATACAAGAAAACTCTTCAGTAACAGTCGAAAGAAAAATTGACGGCATCCTTTTGCACACTCAAGAAGAACAGCCTAAACTTGGGACAATTGTCAATATGCTTCTTTCAAGGGCAATTAAAGAATATCATGCCGAAATTGCCAAATAGCTTTACATTTAAAGTTTATGGGGCCCCTGCGCCGCAGGGGTCTATGGCAGTTCGCAGAGGCAAGTATGCTATCGCATGCAATCAAAAAAAATTATATTCATGGCGGCATGACGTAGCTACACAAGCCTTAAAATACGTTCCTGAATGGTGGAACAAAGAGTTGCCTGTATCTCTACGATGTGAGTTTGTATTTGCCCGGCCAAAATATCATTTCAGCACAGCAAAAGGCAAAACTCATCAGACTTTGCCTTCTGCGCCTTGTCATCACATTGTACCCCCTGATAATGACAAACTAGTCCGCGCGATAGGAGACGCCTTATCAGTCACTCAAGCCGTATTGCGAGACGATTCTCTCATTGTTTTAATTCATTCGCTAAAACGTTATGCCCGACACGACGAACCCATCGCAACCACAATCACTGTCACCGCTCTCGATACCTAATCTTGCAGACGTCATTACAACCGATGACGTTAGTCAAAAAGGTAACGGCAACTACAAGGCTGACTACGTGAACTGGTGCCGTGTCGCGCACTTGCTGCACGTTCACGCTCCTGGCTGGCAGTTCAACGTACAACCCTCGCCTACAGGTTCCCACGTGTGGGAAGCTCCGAACGGAACGGCTTATGTCGTTGGTTTCTTCACCGGACCGAACGGCGAACGCACCCCCGATTTCCCGCAGTCGGTCATGGATAACCGCAACGCCCCGGTTGTTTACGCGAAAGTCTCTGCCCGTGATTTTACCGACACTCACCGTCGATGCCTTTGCACTGCAGCGGCTGCAACATTTAGTCTCGCTTGGCAGTTGTGGGCTCGTGAAGAAATTGAAAACCCGCATCGGGAAACTCAGTCAAAAGCCGATTCTGCGGCTGCGCCTTCCGTTCAAAACATACCCCCCGAAAAGCGGCCTATGGACCCTGACGCAAGGGAACAACTCAAACTAAGCATCGGTGATCTTCCAGCTAACATCAAAAAAGAGTTTCTTGAAAAGTTCCGAAAAGAGTTTGACGTCAAGACGCCTAAGGTCTTTACTGCAATCCAAGAAGTTCGGCATCTGACCTGGATCCAAGAAAACATGCCCATTGTTCCGTGACCGAAAAAACACCAATTGGCAATGAAAATCAATTCCAAGTTCGGCTACCTCCTGATGTAGCCGAACATTTGCGACACTTCATGAAGAGTCGCGAGTACAACGCCTCTGAGGCAATTCGCATCATCATCTCTCGCTTTTTCAAAGGAAAATGACCGACCAACCAAAAGACGCTTTCACTATCTGGGGCAACTTTAACAAAAACAAAGACAAGGAAGGACACTATTGGGCCAGGATAGAAATCCCGTTGACTGAACTCGCAAGTTTATTAACTTGGGCAAAAACCGCTGAACGTTGTCAAAATCAAAAAGGCGAAGACTGCTTGCTTCTCCGCGCTAACCTTATGCCTCGTACAAGCAAAAACAACAACGATTATTTTTTAATGGCTATGTCTGATGCAAAGCCGAAGGTTGACGACGCTCCTTTTTGATCTATAACACGATTAAACAGGCGCGGTTTTAGAAGGGGGCCGCGCCTTTTTTCTTATGTGCGTGCCAAGGTTGCTTCGTGTTCCGAAAGGCGACTCCTGGGTTTGGAAAGTCGAGTATGCCGGGATGGCTCGAACTTTTGAAATGTCACAAGAGTGGGATGCTCATAAATTCTTTGAATATGTTACTGAATGTTACGCCGCTTTGTCTAAATCTAAAGAGTCAAGATGAGCAATATGTTCAACAGCTTGCTTCAAAAGGATCGCTTGATGCCAATTTTGTTTGATTAACGCTATGCAAAGCGATTGAAGGTAGTCAACGTCTGTCTCCTCGCTAACTCGGCGACAAGTGCATTCAAGATTCAGTTTTTGCTCGAGGCTTGGCTTGATAATCATCCAATGCATAAGAACGCTCCAGTGACTTCAGGTAAATGCGCTCAGAAGCGTATGGCCTCCTTGCACGCATAATGTCACCGACAACAGGAAACAGCCACTGATCAACCCGTACACAATATTTAAAGTTGTACGGGTCCATGCAACTAATAACGACTGTTGTCCAAAACGCAGCCAGGTAGCTCCAAATGACGTACCAGCTCATAGATCATCAACCAAAACGGCCCAACCAGTGTTGCTTCCTTCTGGTTGCCATCTAGCGTCAAACTCTGATTGACGTACTCGTACGTTACGCCCCAGGTGAGGGTTTGAATGGCCGCCGTTCTGTATATCAGGCAAACCACGCGGATCTTGCATTATCCACTCAGGGTCTGGACTATTCTTTCCTCGGTAACCAGAAATCACGCTGTAATGTCCGCAACTAACTGAATTGCATGTTGGTGACTGAATCGGGCCTTTATCTAGCCACCCCACGATAACAGGCCTTCCTGATTCAATTTCTATTTCCACAATGTCTCGATCTGCATTTCTTATAAATCTTGCATTTAAACCTAAACTTTCTAACGCCTGTATTTGCGCTTCGACAGAAGTCGTGTCGCCATATTTAGAACGTATTTTATTGTATTCATCATCTGATTTAACTTTGCCCCAAAAATGCGCGACCATCGCAGCCGCTGAACTAAAACATTCGCGATACCCAGTTCCTGATTCATTGTCCAACTGGGTGAAATAACGCATGTAGACCTCTTGGTCAATGCCGCTTGCTTTCCACGCATCGAACCATGCGTTATCTTCTTCCGCCAAAAGGTCTTCAGGCATTCGCTCTTCGAGCTCTTTAATCGCAGCCAACTGGTGGGGCGTACCACGAAACCAATGAAAGAATGGAAGCAAACTAAGACTCATTGCTGCTCCAAACAACTTTCGTGTGGTCACAACGTTAGTTGCGATTGCTATGGCCTTCAAGCCGTGCCACTGATTGTTCCAGCATTGAAAGGCGGGCAAAGATTTCTTGGTCTCTTGTCCTGATGTCTGCGTGAAGGATGTCCATCCTGC